ATTTTTGCCATAACCGGACTATCGTAGATAGTTATCGCGATTACGCTTTTTCGCTGCTTCATTCGGCAAGTTACGAGTTGGTGCTTCGGATTGGTCGTAACCGTCGGAGCAGGTGTTTCGATGTCGCATGGTGTCCCGTTCCCGTACTGCATATCGACAAGTGCGAGCCGGTCTTTCGTCGTTACCGTTGGAGCCGGTTCGTCTATGCTGTGATTGTGTCCGTTGCCATAATATGCCGTGATGAACGAGTGGTGGTCTCGTGTGGTTATTGCCCCCGCAGGCTCCTCGACCGATACACTTTTACCCTCCGGGCTACCGCCGTAATACTTGGAAATGAAACTCACCTGTGCCACGCCGAGCCGACTTTGCGTTGCAACAGTCGGACACGGATCGTCGATGCCCGGAGCCTGATATTTCCCCGAGCGGCTCATGCTGTTCCATTTCACCATGAATGCTTCCTTGCCGCCCGCAACGAATTTTATCAGTCCTGCATATATCCGTTCCAATGTTGTATCGACGAGCGGCTTTTTACGTCCGAAGATGCTTTCTCCCTCGTCCGAAAAGTTCAACACCTCCCGCACGGGCTTCCAGCGTTGCAGCTGTCCGAACAGCCCTGACGCCCCCTCTTTGCTGTGCGTAGGTTCGGGAAATACTATCGGGAGGCTTCCTTTGGCGAACTGGCCGAAGAACCGGCGGCGAGTGGTGTATGCTCCATAATCGGCCGAGTTGAGTATGCGATATGCAAACCGATAGCCGTAGCCGCAAACATTCGACACCCATTGCTGGTACAGTCGTCCCGCATCCTTGCTAATCGGCTTACCGTTCTCGTCGAGGTCGCCCCAGCTCATAAATTCTGCGACGTTCTCGATCTGAATGTAGTCGGGATTGATAGCCTCGATATACCGGAACAGATGTTCGGCCAGCGTCCGGCTGTCGGCGTCGCGCGGCTGACCGCCTTTGGCTTTGCTGAAATTCGTGCATTCGAGGCTCGCCCATAACACGACGAATGCGTCGGGGTATTGTTCCCTCATTTTGGCAATATGGGCTATCAGCGGGGAGAGTTCCAGCGTCCGAATGTCCTCCGTGAAGTGCATAGCGTCGGGGTGGTTGGCTGCGTGTGAGGCTATGGCGTTGGCGTCATGGTTCACGCATCCGATGACCTTTGCACATTGCCGGCCTCTGTACCGAGCGTTCTCAACGCCGGTAGAGGTTCCGCCCGCCCCGCAGAATAAGTCGATATAGAGCAGTTTCATGGCTGTTATGGTTTTATCCATATTCCGTTTCCTTTCTTCTCATACCCTTGTAAGCGCATAACCTCGTCATGCTTGCTCGATAGCAGATGATATACGCCCTTGTAATCCTGCTTTTCATACAGTTCAACGAGTGTTGCCCAACTGTCGATAATGGGCTTGTACCAAGGAAAAATTTTACAGATGCGGGGCAGGTCATAAACCGGTATAACTTCCGCAAATGTTACGAGGTCATAGCAGCGAGAGAAGTCGTCGGCATCGTGGGGTATGTCAAATCTTCCAGCCGAACCGGAACCAACACCCATCAATCCGCACCACATTGTTCTCGATGAAATGCCGACATTGTGAGTGCCTATCCATTCAATCATTTTTTGTGTGTTCATATCAGTAGCGGAATTTGGTGAAATGAATAATCGCCATAGGCTGCGTCAGGTCATGTGCTTTGAACCAATCAAGCCAATCGGCAGGGTGCAACCCATCGTTTCGGGCAATATCAACATAGCTATAATGTCGTCCTCCGATAATGCACTCCGCTAAATCATTGGTGAGTTCTACTTTTTGAATGCCCACGCCGTCCTCTTTTGTCAGCCGGGCAATTTCAACCTGTTTGCTGTGGTATGGCTTGTTCGTCCATTGCCGGATTGATAGGCAAGCATCGCCCTGTTCAACTTCGGCGATGCGTTTTTCCCAAAGGGGATAATTTGCCCGAATGGTGTGGATTTTCGATTGCATACATGCCCTTTGGCAGCTGTTGTATGGCGATATATTTTCGCCCGATAAGTCTTGTTCAGTTGAACAGTCGGGGCAACTTACTCCAAGCAAGAATTTGTCTTGAAACATTGTCGATTTTCCTGCCCGCTTATGTCCGGCAGGAAACTGCTTTGAGAGTGTAATTACATACGTTTTCATACTGTTATTGAGGTTAAATGATTTGTTCAAATGGGTTGAATAATGAGAGCTGCCGTTTAGGGCTATCGGGTAATTGAATGCCAATGTATTTCATGGCATTGTCAGGATAGTTTGCCGCCACTTTTCCGCTGTCAGCATAGCAATCTCCGATGTTTACCCACAATGTCCCCGCAGGGGCTAATACCCGCCTTACCTCGTTCCGGATTTGTAATACATTTGCCCCACACAGTATTGAATCCCCAGCGGGTATCGCATTCTCGAATAAATTGCAAGGTTTCTTCCCGCTCTTTTCCCGTGTTGGCAAACACAACTTTTATTTCGTATTCTGTTCGGTCAAGATTATCCAAGAGCATTTTTGTCATATATGCACTCGTTGCTTTTCCCGAAAATGATATGAGTAATTGTTTCATAATCTGTATATTTAGAATGGGCAGTCGTCGTCCGGCATATCGTCATCTTGGAAGTCAAACACGCTACTGCGGTATGCTTCCACCAACAGTTCTTGTTGGTGTTGTTGCAGGTGGTTGTCATTATCCCACTTGATAGCATCGAAGCTGCTACCGTCGAAAGGCACATATCGTCCGTTATTGATGTTGTACTTGAATTGGCAAGTCCCGCATTCGCCGAGGTGTCGGAACTTGACTTTCTGAACGTGAACCTCGACCGTATTTTCAAGGCGGTTCCGGTGAACCACTATACCGAAATCGGCTTTGTTGTAGAAGTTGGCCGAACCGCTGATGTCGTACAGCGTAGGGGCTTCAATTACTCCGTCTTTGTTCTTCGGCTGCTTGGTAGGGTGTGCCATCAGAATTATGAGGATGTCATTGATTTGGGCGAAATTCGTCAGTTTGTCGAGCAGTTCGCTGATGTACTGCGTTTCGTTTCTGTTTCCCTGTTGGCTCTCCAAACGGTTGTACGGGTCGATTACGAGTGCTTTGATGCCCCGCCGCCGGACGAGGAATTTGGCTTTTTCGAGGATTGTATCTACTCGGAAATTATCCGCCGGGCTGATGAAATAGAAGTTATCTTCGAGATGTTCTTTTACCAGCCTATATTCCCCGAATTTAAGCGTTTCCTTGCTGAACTTCTTGCCGGTGAACTTCTCTATCAACTTGGAGGCGTGATAGGCGAGCGGAGCGTTTTCGGGGCTGAAATAAGCGAACCTCCACCCGTATCGCATATTGAGCCGTTCGGCAATTTCGTCGATAAACTCCGATTTCCCGCTGCCCGGGATACCGGTTACGATGCAGAGACGTTTGGTTTCAAAAGAACATAACCGGTCGAAATTGTCGTGCCCGATTGTTACCCCCTTTTGCAAACCGTGTTCAAAAATGGCGTCCAGCGATTGCTCGAAGTCTGAAACAGTGAAAATCCCCTCTACCTTTACCTCCGGCGCATCGTCGAGGCATTTCAGCAGGCTATCCCGCCCGAATTTCATCAGGTGTTCGTTGGCGTCCTTGCATCCCTCCCCGTATTCGAGAATACGGCAGCGGTCAGCCCCGAAACGCCGTAACAGCTCGTCACGCAAAATGACACCTTTGGTGTCGGTGTCCGATGCAATGAAAATCGTGTCTTTGTCGTCGAAATACTCCTCGATGTAATCGTCAAGGTAGGAGAGGTTGGCATTTGCCCCGTTAGGAACACTTACAACGTCGGTGCGCCCGCACTCGATGAACGAAAGGGCATCCATCTCACCCTCCGTGATGATACACTCTTTTTGCCCTTTGATAGCGTCGATGTTATACGGCAGCAGTTCTGCCCCCGATACCATTTTGAAACATTTGTCGCCCGTGCGGAACTTCGTGTTTACCAATTCGCCCTTGTGGTAGTAGTTGAATTGGATTGTGTTGGCTTGCCCGTTTTTCTGCGGCATCCACTCCATACCCTCCGTAACCCGCATTTGTTCGAGCGTATTTTGGCTGATACCCCGCCCGGCAAACCAAGCAACGGCCTTGCTGCTCATGGCGGTATTGCTTGTCTGTTTGGGTTTTTTGTATTCGGGCTTCTGCCGAGCCAGCGGGCGAGGGTTGTAAAACGGTTTATCCCACCGTTTTTCTCTTTCAGCGGCGCAGCCTGCCCACCCGCAGTAGTGGCAGTTGAATACACCTGTCGCCAAGTCCACCGATAGGCTTTTGTCCCGTTTGTTGTGGCGGCTGTCCCTACATTGAGGACAATAGGTCTTGATGTTGCCGCTCGTGCGATTGTACGGGATTTCTATTCCCAACTCTCTCCACCGCATCATAACAGCACCCATTTTTGCGTTGAACTATCCCAAGCGTATTTATCGCCCGGTCGGGGAGGAGCGTTCATCGGGATTGTAACCTTTCCCGACCCATACGTCCGGCGTCCGTTCTCGATGCGCTCATCAGAGCCGAGGGTGGTGGAACCGGTTTTGTGTTGCTGGCCTTTGTTGGCGTAGTTGCCCTCCATGACCTTAACCCAGTTCGTGCCGTTGCTGAACAGCCAATCGAACGTCGCTTGCCAATTTGATTTGTTTTCGCCCCGTAGAAAGTTTGATGATTCAACCTCCTCAAACAAAGCCTCGCAGGTTGGCATCCAGCTTTCAGGTTTGCCGAATTCGTTGAGCCTGGCTTTTATCTTTGCCCGCCGAGGGTCTGATAACTTTGATATTTTCGGAAGGCTCTTGCATATCGAGTTCCACAAGTCGGCAATATCCTGATAAGGATATTTTATTTCTTCTTTCTTTTCCTCTCCTTTGCTCTCCTCTCCTTTACTATGTTGTTTCGGGTTGCCATTTGCATTGGCTTCGTCGATTTCGACGGGGTTTTGGCTCGCCATAACTTCGCCATTATTCAATGCGCCTGCGTTTTGGTTGTCGGAAATGCGCTTCCGTTCTCTGTTGGCGAGTAAAGAGGCGAACCGTTGCTGGTGGGCACAGGAAACGAGTTTATTCCCTGCCCGTTGCAACAGCCCGATTTTTATACAGTATTCAACAATTTCGGTCAGCTCGCTAACCGATACGTCATAATCCGCTGCAAGGAGTTCGATGTTTATTTCCGCCCACTCAACCTCGAAAAAATCGCTGTCGGTGAGAGTTTCCAATAGGTAATTCCATACGGCATACCCTGTGTGGGAAAATTTACGGCGGAGAGCCTTTATTTTCACGTCATTCCGCATATCGGCGTCATGCGTGAAATACTCTGCATTATTTTTCTTGGGTCTTGCCATATCTTTAATTTTTAAGTGTCGCTAAGAGTGATTGCCGGAGGTTTTCGTTGTGGGCTTTCCACTCGAAATTTGCCAAACACCATTGTCGATAGCTGGCCGGGATGTCGGCGATGCGCTCGCCTTTATACTTGCCGAAAGGCATGACCTCGATAACGGCTTTCTGCCCGGCATCCATAGCGTCCACGTCCTGTTTCGTTACCCGTCCGATGTCGCTGATAGGAATACCGCTCAACAGCTTCCCGCCGCTGCCGAACATTCTCCATATTTTCCCCCGTTCAAATGTGATGTCCTCGACCTTGCCGAAACGGGCTACGTTGCCGCCGAGGTCTATGATGAGGGCGTCTTGTTTGCCCTCGTCGATTCGTGTTGCTCGTCCGATGATTTGGTAATACAAGGCGATTGAGGCCGTCGAAATTCCGAGAACGATACAATCTATTCCTGTGTAGTCGAACCCCGTTGAAAGTACCCGCACGTTGAAAATTACCCGTATGCGTCCGGCTCTGAACTCCGAGATTACATAATCCCGCTGCCGTTTATCCATATCGCCGTAAATCACGGCTGAATTTTCATACCGCTGCGATAGGTCGATAGCGTCCTGTACGCTTGGAACAAATACGAGGATATGTTTGCGGTCTTTGTTGTTTTCGAGTGCGTCGATTATGCCGCCGGCTCCGTTGTTGGCGTTGTAGGCCTGTTGTACGCTGGATTCCGTGTATTCGGATTTGGAGGTGTTGAACACGAGCATACTGTCGTCAAAATCGGCAGCTTGGTATACGAGTTTACTCCAAAATCCGAGTTCTACCATTTCCCGAACCTGCCCGACATGGATAATGTCCTTGAAGAAATTGCCTTTTTTGCTGCGGGATGTCAGCATCACGAGTTTGGAGAACGTATTGCCGTCCATATCCCGGTTGGTCTGCAATTTGACCGGAGTGGCCGTTATGCCAAGAACGTGTGTAATTCCGCTTTCTTCGAGAAACTTGCCGAGCATACTATCGGATTCACGAGGGTATAGATGCGCCTCGTCGATGAGCATCTTCGTGAACCCAAGCTGCTTGAATGTCCCTCCGAGTGATTTGATACTGCCGATAGTGGCGTAGGTTATCGGGGCGATTTCCTTACGCCCGAACGATGCCGAGTAGATGCCCGCGTGGGTTTCGAACTCGCAAAGGGATAGGTATTTTTTGTAGTTCTGCTCCAACAGTTCTTTTGAGGGTTGTAAAACGAGCAATTTATCCATGCAGTTCTTCGCAACGAAAGCGGTAAGGATTGATTTCCCCCATGCTGTGGGGAGTACTATTAAACTCGGTTTCGGCTTCTTTTCGTTGAAGAATGCAATCGCCTTGCTTATCGGCTCTGATTGATTGGAACGTAATGTAATCATAGCCGTATAGTGTTAAAAAGCACCGTATTTAGGGCTACCACGCATAACAGGAGCGTAGGGAGGCCTTTCGGCTGCTCCCACCCATGTACAGTGCTATATTTTCCCGTATTCATATTCTGTTACTTTTGGTTTTGCGAAAATAATGATTATAATATAATCGTGTTTTGAGCAAAGAAAATTTAACTGTTCAGTTTATATTGCGCCTCCAATGCCTTGATTCGAGCTCGCATGTCTTTATTCTTACGATTGTTGGCTGAAATCTCCGCTTTGAGGTTTTGGACTTCCTTTTCAGCAATACTCATCAGGCTAACACTCTTGGCGAGTTCCCAAATAGATTTGAACTCGTCTTTTTCCGTGATGTAGTTCGCAATACTCAAATTGTCGAACGATATTCGTCCACCTTGAACGATAGCTCTGAACAAGTAGTCTTTATACGTCATTTCGACGCGGAAATAATCTGCCTCGCCGAAATAAACGCTGCATGTTCCTCGGTCGTGTTTTATAATGCCGTCAGGAAATGAGTGTCCAGCTTTGGAGATCAGACATATATGGTTGACAGGGATTATTCCCTTTATCACCATAGTCTCTTCGTGTACTTGGCCGACAAATTTTTCTATCTCCCTTAATTTCCCTAAAAAGTCACTTGGTGTCATTTCCTATCTGCTTTTTACTGTTCAACTTTTTTATCAGTATGCGTGCCCGCCGTATGATATTGATTGTCTTGGTATCTTTGCCGGGCAGGTCTTGTAAAGCAGCGAGAAGTTTGATGATTTCCTCTCGCTGCCGATTTGATATTGCATACATTCTCACTATTTTAGGATAAAGCGGCGTGTGCCTGGTACTATTTTTGTGAACTCTTGTGCGAGGTCGGGGTGGGCTTTCCCGAAAGCCTTGCAGTCGAATTTTGCGCTGTCCTTTGCGGCTTTCCATGTTGCGAGTGTTTGTCCGCCGTAGCTGATAGCCTCCGCATCCCCGAATCCGAGTTTGATTTTCGATTCGAGTTCTTCTTTGGTGGCTTCAAGTTTGGCGAGTTCAGCTTTTACCCCTTTCAGTTGATTGCAGGCCGAGAGGATGTCGTCGGAAACTTCGATGATTTTACCCTCTGTGTGGCGAGCGTATTTCGTGATGACGTCGGTAACGGAGGTGGCTTCCGGTTCCACGTTCCCTATGATGTTGTCCACCCAAAAGCGTTCAACCTCCTCAATCATCCAGCCGAAGAAGTCAGGGACAAATGCGATGTCCTTATACCCGAACTCTCGGCCGGAGCATAGCCAAGCCAGCGAACCTTGCTTAAATTCCGAAACACCTAGCAGGTATTGAACCTGACAGAACCAATGTTTCGGCAGGTCGTCGGGGTCGATTGACATTTGGGTTGTCTTGCATTCCAAAATTCCCTTATTGTTCGGGTTTCGGTGGCCGTCCAGCCAATAAGTTCGGTCGGGGGAGGCTTGTAGGAAACCTTTTTCGTTGTTCTTGAACAGCCAATCTCCGGCTGAACTTTTGATGACCTCTCGGCCTGTTGCGTCAGCCCAAAACTGCGATACGGCATCTTCGAGATAATGCCCGGCTTTCATCGCAAAGGTTTCGTCTTTGGGGGCGTCCAGCCCTTTTTTGCGTCTCCATAGCTGGTAAGGAGTTTCCCACGGATTGAGGCCGAGGATTGTCGCTACTTCGGAACTACCGATACCGTCTTTGCGGTATTCAAGCCATTCGGATCGGTCTTTGGGGTGTATTATTGTTGTACTCATTGTTTTATAAAATTGGTGGATAGACCGAAACCTATCCCCGATGATTGTTTCTATTTCTTTTTAATCAGGTTGAAATCAGCCCATAATTTGATGAACTGTTTCCCGCAGTAGATAGCGAGGTCGCTGCTTCGCAAGCAAAGGCGAGAGCAGACATTCGCATGTATAATCGCTGGGGCATGAGTATAGCTGGGGTGTGCAGAGCCGAAGCCTGCGTATTCCGTTACATAGCCAGTAGTGTCAATCATGCGTCGCTCCTGCTTTTCATCGTTGCCCATGTCATCGAGTTCCTCCTGCGTGTAGAGGTAGAACCAAGGATAATACCGCCATTCATCCTCGGTGAACTTCGGCTCCCATCCCTCGTTGAGAGCGGCGCAGATGATACGGAGTTTGAGGTATGCCAGCGTATTAGGGCTGCTGACGTCAGATTGGGCGCAGAATGCCCTGAAATCGCATACAAGGGGGTGGGTGCTGTTAAGGGCGACCATTGCGTCCTCGAACGTTTTAATGCGTTCTGTTACAGGGCGGTCGTCTTGAAACGTTACCGCATCACCGTATAATGTAGCGAGTTGTTTTTCCGTGTTGTCGTCAGCTTGTTTGTAAGCGGCTTCGAGATTTGATTTCATTGTTATGTTGAGTTATGCTCCTGCGAGCGGTTATTTATTGGTCACTTCACCGGTTTCGGGGTTTACATTCTCCGGAGCAGTAGCAGGCTGTCCGTTGCCTTGTACTGCGGACGAAGATGCTGCGGCGGCTTCCGCAACCTTGCGGCGTTTGGCTTCGGCCTGTTTGCGGGCGTCCTCGGCCAACTTCTCTGCGTCGGCGGTGTTCTGCTTGAATGTTTCAGCTACGGTTGTTGTGCCCTCCTTTATGGCGTTTTTCAGACCGCTCAACTCGAACACCATTTCGCTGGTGATTTCCTCGATACGTTTCACGCCGCAGTAGGTGAGGATGTCCGTCTGCGACACGCCCAGTTTGCCGAAGTAGGCAATCATATTTTGCCTGCGGGTTTCGAGGTCGATGGATTTACCGAGCGCAACCTGTTTGATTTCGTCGATAACCCGTTTCGTCACGGCTTTCGGAACTACTTTCAGAACTGCATTGCGGAAAGCGATTGCCGATGCAGCATTACCGGTCATAACCTGCATATCTTCTGAGTAGGTTTTGCCGTTCTTATCCGTTATGCGCCGTTTCACTTCTACCGAAACGGCGAGGTTGGTTTCAAGGTCGTGGCATACACCCTGCGCCGTGATAGTCTTGCCGTCGTTACCGATGATACGGGTTTGTATCCGCATATTTCCCCACGCTCCGGCTATAATCTCTGCGAGGCGTACCGATACGCCCTCAATGAGAGTTCCTTGCCGACGCAGGGCATAGAAACAATCTTCTGCGGTCGAGTTATCGAGCGTGGCGATTGTCTTGATGTTGTTCAATGCCCCGTAAATATCACGACGGTACTGTTTGGCGGTGGCGATTTGGGTATCTATCTCCGCCCGGTTGATTGCTTGTAGCATTTCAACCTGTTTGATTTCGATGATGTCATTCATAAATGTTGATTTTTGTTTGTAACTTACTTCTTTTTGTGGATTGCTGTGTAGGTGGTGGCCGCGCTTTCAATCTCGGCGTTTGTCTGTATCTTATTTTGTAGCATCCAATTTTCGATTTCTTCTTTCTTGAAATAAAGGGTGCGTCCGTTAGGTTTGTAATGCGGAATTTTCTGTCCGCTTGTCAGGCGATATATGTGCCCTTTTGTGAAACCTGTTATTAAAACTACATCATCTATCGTCAAGACGTTTTTTGCCCCCAATAGGGCTATTTTTTCGAGCCGGTCTATTTTGGAGGTCAGTTCTTGGAATTCCTCCGAGCGGTGTTGTTTGTCTTTGTCATTCATTACGTTAGTCATAATCAAGTTCATAAATATCTTCTATGCTACCTGCCCCGTAACATTCCTCGCAACTTTCAACCTCTCTTGCATCGGCGGGCAGCAGTGCGTATTCTTCTTCGGAGATTCGATCTCCGTTCTCGTTGTAGTATAATTTTCCCGTTCCGTTGCAGGCCGGGCAAATTATCATCCGAGGTTCCGGAGTGCAACACGGGCAACCGGGGTATCCGTTACATACCGGGCAGCTCATATCTCACAATCATTTTCATCGTCCATATCAGGCAGCAGCCCTGCTTTATTGAGCCTTTCCCCTACGAGGCAACATAATCCCATCGAGATCAGCCCGCCTCCTTTCAGCAAGCATAATTTTCCTAATGACATATCGTCTATCGGTTCGCTGTAGAGCCATAGGATAGACAGGATTCCCCATAAGCCTATCGCATACATACGGGCGTATTTGGCGATTGTCTGTTTATCCTTTTTCATAGAGCCGCAACCGTTGATTGAGCGATAATTTTCTGATAGTTATGCAAAAGCCTCACGAGCCGTCGATTTTCGCTGTTGAGTGTTTTGTTCGAGGCTTCGAGAGCCGTGATGTACCGTTGGTCGTCCATACCATTGCGGGAAACTGAAACTGGTTCCGTCTGTATCAGTTGTTGAGCGGCAGCCCGTTTTGACGCAGCCTTTTTCTCCCAATAGCGTTGCTGGTATTTTTTGTTGTACTCGTACTTGGCTCGTGCAGCTTCGGGACTTAACTTTGTACTCATAATTTGCCCTCCCTTTTAAGCCGTTTTTCGGCTCTTTTACGCATAACCCAAATAGTTGATGAAGAATGGATGTTGTACTTCTGCATCAAATGTTGGGTTACGCCTGTTGCGCTTTGTCCGGGAATGGCCATCAACTCTTTCCATTCGTCGTATATAGCCATATCCTTGGCTTCCTGTTCCTCCTGGTAAGCCGTTTTGAAAACCTTTTGTTCCATTATTCTCGCATTTACTGTTTGGTTTATTTTCGATTTCAAATATTTCTTCATATTTTTGAATGCAGTTTTATTAAAAACCTGTGGCAAATATAAATTTTGTTTCGATCTCAAACAAGTTTATCGATACAAAATTGCGATTTGATTTTAATGTTATTTGTAAATGACAGGGATACAAAGGGTTAGGAAAATAATAAATTGGCTCATTTATATGGGGTATGCCGAAAACGAGCGAGAGTTGGCTGAGAAATTGGGCTATACAAAGTCCTCATTCTCACAGATAGTAAATGGGAGAGTGCCTTTGTCGGATAGATTTGTGCAAAAATTGGCCTCCGTAGATGAGAATATAAACGTAGTTTGGATCATGACGGGCGAAGGCAATATGCTGAACTCTGTGGAGCCGGGGGTAAGTGTTGTAACTATTCCGTCAAATGTTTGGGAGGTGATACAAACGCAGGCCGAAAGCCTGAAAAGTAAGGACAAACAGATAGACGAATTGGTCGCCATACTGAAACAGCAGATTGCGGAAAGCAAAAAAACATCTGCCCAGCAGGGAGACAATGCCACCTCTGCCGTTGCAGGATAATAGAGTTCGGACGAACTCAATACAAAGTGCCGTTATATTGAAATTTATGAATACAAGGTTACTCGAAATAATCAAGTATAAAACAGGCGGGCGACAACGGGAGTTTGCCGATTTGTTGGGCTGGACGCCTCAATATCTTACAAAGCTGCTCAAGGGGGAGAATTTCGGGATTACGCCGGTAATGACAATTGTATCGAAATTGCCCGACATCAACGCCCGTTGGTTTCTGACCGGCGAGGGGGATATGATTGAAGAACTCAAATATGCCGACATACGGAAAGTGATGCTCGAAAATATGCTGGCATTGCTCGATATAGAGAAATATATGCCTGTAATGACCCCCGAAGAATTGCGAAACTACGAGTTGTTTGTCATAGGACATAAGAAGCCCGATTTCAGCCCCGAATTGGTTTCAAAATGGCAAAGGTTATTACAGGAGCGAGGGGGTAAAGTAGATGCAAAATTTAAGGCCGCAAACGCCCATTCAGAAACGATATGCAGCAAAGCGAAAATAAAGAAATAACAGCCCGATTTTTTGAGGCTTTATACGCCCTTAAAACAAAGGGAATGATACGAGGAAAAAAGACTTTTACTGACCGATATAATATCAACCGGTGGAACTTGAATGCACTAGAGAAGAAGAACCCCAATACCACACAAAATAGCGCACAATTATCATGGTTGGTGTACCTCGTTAGAGATTACGGTGTGTCCGCCCATTGGTTGCTTACAGGGCAAGGAGAAATGTTCCGAAAAACGCCGTAGCCGTTATTCTTTGTCGGGTTCCTCTGGCAAGATGTTTGGTATCATCGACACGGCCTCTTGCTTCTTTTTGTCGAGGATTTTGGCATATATTTGGGTGGTCTGAATCTCTTTGTGTCCGAGTAATTTTTGCAGGGTATAAATTTCTGCTCCGAGGTCGAGCATCAAAACGGCGAAAGTATGCCGAGCGCAATGAAAGGTAATGTCCTTTGTTATACCGGCGCGAATCGCCCACATTCTTAACTCCGTTATCATATAGGAACTATATTTGAAGCCGACGAATACCCTGTCGTCTGGCTTACCTCGTTCGCCCAAGTAGGAGGCCGCCTGCGGGTTGATGTCGAGGTATTCTTGTCCGCCCGTTTTCTTCTGCTTGAAAATAATACGGGTGAACTCCCCGTGCTGTTGAACTTCTTTCCACCGCATTTTCTCGATGTCGCTTTTGCGGATTCCTGTCAGGCAACTGAACATGAATGCTTTTTTCAAAGCCGGATATTTGCAATGTGCGGCAGCCATAGCCTTTACTTCTTCGAGCGTGAGGTAGCAGCGTTCCGATTCATCCGCCTTGAACCCCGCGATGCCACGTAGTGGGTTATGTGGCATAATGCGGTCGTCGAACGCTTGATTTATGCACGCCCGTAGTTTGTTGAAATAACTTACTTTGGAATTTTGTGATAATGGCTTTGAGACTTCGTCCGTTGCGATCTTCTTGCGTTTATCCCTGCAACGGGCGGTTTTATCCAAATATTCCCGAAATCCCTCTATCCATTCCGGCGTGATGTCCTTGAATGTGGTGTTCGGTTTGCAATATCGTTCGAGGTGTTTCAGACAACTATGCCAATTCCCCCAATTCCCATTGCTGTCTGGGCTACCATGTCGTTTTTCGCACATTGCCCGGTAATAATCGAGAAAATTGGTTTCGAGTTTGTAAGCCGCATTGAATCCAAATTCCCCGTTCTGTAATTCGACAATCCGTTTCGCTTTGACGGCTTCGGCCAGTTGCAAGGTTTGTCGGTTCTTTTCTTTGTCCGCTTTTGTCTTTTCGGGGACGAGATACATTTTCAGGTACTCATACGACCGCTTGCCGTTCAGATATATGTCAAGGTATAACGACACGTTGCCAGTCGATGTTTTCCGTTTCCGGAGGCGGATAGGTTCTTTGGCTGCTCCCATATTTGTTGCTTTTGTTGCTTGCAATAATTCAAGCAACAAATTAACAACAAAAAATCAACAAATCAAATACAATGCTTGTAAAATGAAACCCCTCCGATATGGAAGTGTTAATCATTTATTTATAGATATTTATTTGGCTTTATTAGCGGTTTATTTGTGCATTGTTTGACATGGCCTTTGCCTGCTTCACTTGCCCACACAGAACTTCGAGAAAATCTCGTGGAGGAGGTCTTCGCTGTCGATGCGGCCGGTGATGCGGCCGACGGAGTTGAGGGCGGCGCGCAGGTCGGCTGCGAGCAGGTCGGTAGACAGGCCTGCGCGCAGGCCTTCGAGAGTGGTGCGCAGCTGGGCTGCGGCTTCGGCGAGTGCGTCGCGGTGGCGGGCGTTGGATACGATTGTCCGGCTGCCGTCGAGGGCCGACCGGTCGATGCAGCCGACGAGGAAGTCGCGCAGCTGGTCGATGTTGCGATCGTAGCCCGCCGACAGCGCGATCGCGGGGCAGGGGAGGGGCGAGCCGAGGAGTTCGAGCGCACGGCGTTCGGTCTGCGGGTCGTCGCATTTGTTGATCACGATGGCCGTTTTGCGGCCGTCCTTGGCGAGCCTTTCCGCAAGGGCCGTGATGCGTTCCCGGTCCGGGGCGCGTCCGTCGGCCATGCAAAGCACGATGTCTGCGCCTTCGGTGGCGCGCCACGTGCGTTCGATGCCGATCTTTTCCAGCGGGTCGTCGCTCTTGCGGATGCCGGCGGTGTCCATGAATCTGAATCCGATGCCCG